CGTAAAGCGATGGGCGGGATGCCTGACGCTATGGGTATGCCTGCGGCTGCAAAGCCTTCAGAGCGTGGTATCCCCATGGCAGCACGTCGTGGTATCGCTCCCAAGATGACCGTGCCTAAGGGCGGTATGCGCGGTCCAATGATGCGCAAGAAGGGCGGCGAGGTTGAGTCCAAATCGATGCACAAGGCCGAAATGGCCGAGATGAAAGGCATCAAGAAGGAACTCAAGTCCCACGAGGACAAGCCTGCTTCCAAGGCGCATAAAGGCCTTAAATCGGGTGGTGTTGCAGCCTATGCAACCGGCGGCGTTATTCAGAAGTACGCTACCGGTGGCGTTATCCAGACGTTCAAGAAGGGCGGACTTCAGGATGACGGCAAGGCAGTGAAGTACCCGAAGGTGCCTGCTACCAAACCTCCGTACATTACGAAGCTTGCCGACACCCACAAAAAGGGCGGTCGGATTGCTAAGAAGGCCTACGGCGGCGCGTGCTGAAACGGTGGGGGCTAAGGCCCCCGCTTACTTTAAGGACTTGCAATGAAAGTTCAATCCGTTTCAAAGACAGGAGTAGGCTCAAGCAGCGCTCTGGTCATGAATACCAACATCAGCCCCTTTAACGTCGGGTTTGGTGTAACCGTGACTGGCACGGTCAACTATACCGTTCAGCACACTTTCGACGACCCCGCGATTGGGTTCTCGACTTGGTTCTCGCACCCCACAGTAGCCTCGCAAGTGGCCAACGCCGATGGCAATTACGCCTTCCCGGTGACCGGCATTAAGGTCCTGGTGAACTCGGGATCGGGTACCGCAACGCTTAATCTCGTTCAAGCGGGGATCTGATGGGCATCGTCGGCTACACCGGCGTTGCTAATCAAGCCAATACGTCCGATGGGTTTGCTCGTGGCGTAGGGGCTCAAAACGTCATTGGCGGCACGGATTGGGGCCTGGACGTTGGCGATAACGGCGTGGTCGATATGTACGGCGGAACCCCGGCAACCACCTTCTACATTCTTGATGAGACAACTCCAGGGTACGTCCTTCAGGAAGATAACAGCAAGATCGTATTGGAGGCCTCGTAATGGCTGATCAGAAAATCTCCGCGATGCCTACCGCCGCCACCCTGACGGGTGCGGAACTTGTGCCGCTTGTTCAGGGCGGTGCGAACGTAAAGGCCACGCTTGACTCCATCAGGGCCTACGACGCCTCTTACGGCGCTTTTAGCAGTAATCTTGACCAGACTGGCAGCATTAGCGTTGGGACGGTCATGACTTTTAATTCGGTCGACGTTGCAGACGGTATTACGGTGGTAAGCAATAGCCGAATTACCGCGCCGAGGACCGGGATTTATAACCTGCAATTCAGTGCGCAGTTTAAGAACGTCGAGAACACGCAGGAGGACGTTACGATTTGGTTCCGCGTAAACGGTTCCGACCTTGCGAACTCCGGAACTCAGGTAACAATTCCAGCAAGGAAGTCGGCTAGTATTTTTGGATATGGGGTTACAGCCTGGAATATTTTCCTATCGCTCACCGCGGCCCAGTATGTTGAAATCGTATGGCTCCCAACGGTCGCAACCTTGACGATGGAGGCCCTGCCTGCCAGCCTATCACCGGCTTACCCTGCGATTCCTTCCGTTATCGCTACCATGAGTCAGGTGGCTTAAATGCCCGCCAAATCGAAAGAGCAGTTCCGCCTGATGCAGGCGGTGGCCCATAACCCCTCGTTCGCTAAGAAGGTCGGAATCAAGCCGAGCGTAGGGTCTGAGTACACCAAATCCAACGTCGGGGGAAAGTCCTATGCAAAACTTCCTGAACGCCTTAAAGAGGGCGGTCCAAGCCTTGCGGTTGGCCGCGGCGAAAAGCTTCCAGTCTCTCAAGGAGCGGGTCTTACCGCCAAGGGTAGAGCGAAATACAACCGAGAAACAGGATCAAACCTAAAGGCTCCGCAGCCCGAAGGAGGCGCTAGAAAGCGTTCCTTTTGCGCGAGAATGCAAGGGGTGGTAGATAATGCCAAGGGACCTGCTGAACGCGCCAAAGCGTCCCTACGGCGCTGGAAATGCTAAGGGGTAAAGATGACCACATCGGGCACGGTAGGCCAAACAGTCATCACGACGCAAAGCCTCATCGATCATGGGGCTCGTCGCAGCGGTAAGTTTGCCGAATCGCTGACGGTCGAGCAGGTCAACGCCTCCAGGCAAAACCTTTACTACCTGCTATCGAACCTCGCAAACCGCGGGATTCAATTCTGGTGCGTCGAGCAGACCATCATCGGCATGAAGGCCTTGCAGTACATCTACGACCTTCCTGTAGGGACCGTGGACGTGCGCAATGTGCTCTACCGCAAGACGATGAGACCTTCGGGTTCTTACACGTCCTCGGCCGGTGGCACGGTTGCCAATGCCTTTGACGAGAATACCGACACCATTTGCACGCAGACTTCCCCTGGCGGGAACATCGCCATTCAATACACGGGCGATACCTACGTCACGATGGTCGGGCTCCTCCCAGGAACCTCCTCGACGGTCAACTTGATCATCGAGTATTCATCCAATGGGTCGACCTGGAGCACGCTCAAGAACCCCGGATCGACGGTTTTGGTGGACAACGAGTGGACGTGGTTCACGATCGAGCCTGGGGTATCGGTGCCCTATTACCGCGTGAGGGCCGTTTCCGGCACTCTGGTTATGCGCGAGGTTTACTTTGGTACCACGGTTACCGATATTCCGATGGCTAGGCTCAATCAAGACGACTATACGAACCTGCCGAACCGTAACTTCCCAAGCAATCAGCCCCTGCAATTCTGGTTTGATCGCAAGCTGGACCCCCAGGTTTACTTGTGGCCGGTCCCGAACAATAGCTTCGTGCAAATGGTCTACTGGCGGCAGCGTCAGATCGAGGATGTCGGAGCCTTAAAGGACTCCATCGAGGTCCCCCAGCGTTGGTTCCCGGCCATTCAGGCCATGCTTGCCCATGCGATGAGTCTCGAGCTTCCTGACGTGCAGGAAAGCCGCATACTCATGCTTGAAAAGTACGCCAAGGAGGCCTTGTACGACGTCGAGCAGGAAGAACGCGACAAGAGCCCGATCTACTTCGCTCCGAACATTTCGATGTACACCCGATAATGCCTAGATTCCTTGACACTCATGGCAATACGGTGCTCTCGATCGCTATATGCGGTCGGTGCAGCATGAAGAGGGCTTACGTCCAGCTTTCTTCGGACCCGAATTACCCTGGGTTGATGGTTTGCGATGAAGGATGCAAGGATCAGTTCGATCCCTATCGACTTCCTGCCCGACAAACTGAGAGAATTACGCTTCGGTGGCCGCGTCCTGATACGCCACTAACCGTAGACAACGACGCGCTGATCACCAATCCGTATAACACCTCGATCATTTCGCCTGAGCAGGCAAATGTCCCGGTAAACGGCAACATCGACGGCCTGGAAGACTGATATGCCCAACTTGCGAATCTCTGAGCTACCTTCAGCCGGTCCAATAACGGGCACGGAACTGGTCCCGATTAGCCAAAATGGCACGACGGCACAGACCACGACCGCGGCTATTTCAGGCTCGATCAACCTGAACTATCCTTTTCTGACGGTTGGCAACCAGCCTTTACTCACGTTAAGCCGACAAATCGGCGCCGGTAATGGCCTGAGCCTTGTTGATGGTGGTGCTCAAGGGACTTTGCAGATCGTTACGCAAGGCGTGCTTTCGTCCCTTATCGCTTCAGGCGACGGTATGCTCGTCAAGGTCGGCACAACGATCGTACCGAGGTCGATTGCCTTTTCTGGTAATGGTTTAGCCGTTTCAAATTCCGATGGCACGTCTGGCAACCCCACGATTTCGCTTTCAGGATTCGTCTCCCAGGTTGCCGGTATCTCTTCGGGCGCAGGCTTGCTTGCTAGGACAACCGGCCCAGGCGCTACTTTAGTATCGATCACCGGCACGGCCAATCAAATTGATGTAGCGAATGGCGACGGCAGCCTTGGCAATCCAACTATAAGCATATCCTCTAATCCTGTTATTCCTGGCACGGGGTCTATGAGACTTCCGTCTGGCACTACAGGTCAGCGGCCTATTCTTCCCACCGACGGCGAAATGCGCTTCAACGCCGACTTGCTTTCGTTCGAAGGCTATACCGGAGGGTCTTGGCAGCAGTTTTCCCTTATCGGTGGCGTCTCAAGTTTTAGCGCAGGCAGCACAGGCTTAACTCCTGGGGTTCCAACGGGCGGCGCGATTGTCCTAGCCGGTACTCTAAACGTCTCAAGCGGCGGTACAGGCACCAATACGCTTGCATCTGGATACCTTCGAGGGAATGGAACCTCGGCGGTTACGTCCGTTTCGACGGTCCCAACTTCGGACCTTTCGGGTACGGTATCAAACGCCCAGCTTGCAAATAGCTCCATAACGATCAACGGCAATACGGTAAGCCTTGGCGGCACGGTAACCGTCACAGCCACCGCTTCGAATCCTCTTACGATCGGCACGGGATTGAGCGGAGTAAGCTACAACGGCTCGACACCGGTAACGATTGCCATATCAAATACAGGCGTAACGGCTGCTTCCTATGGCGCGGCCTCCAAGACCCTGACCGCTACGGTCAATGCTCAGGGTCAGTTAACTGCACTTGCCGACACAAATATCGCGATTACGAATACTCAGGTCTCCGGCCTGGGGACAATGTCCACGCAGAATGCCAACAGCGTCACGATCACCGGTGGGTCAATTAATGGCACGGCGATTGGTGCATCAACCGCTGCGGCTGGCACGTTTACGTCGTTAACGACCACCTCGGGCACGATCAGCACGACGCCTACAAGCGCAAACGATATTGTCAACAAGTCTTATGTCGACACGATCGCGGCGCAGGGTATTACCTATCACACGCCGGTTAAATACGAGGTTCCGAGTACGACTGGCAACCTAAATGCGACCTATAACAACGGCGCATCAGGGGTTGGCGCTACGCTTACCAATGCGGGCACTTTGGCAGCTTTTGCGCCGGACGGCCCGATTGCATCCCCTGGCGATCGCATTCTGGTTTACAACCAAACGAACGCTGCACAAAACGGCGTTTATACGGTTACCACGGTTGGCAGCGGGTCTGTCGCTTGGGTTCTTACTCGAGCCACCGATGCGAATAGTTACGGGTTGAAAAGCCCGACGGCCCTTGGCGAGGGCGATGCTTTCTTTGTCACGTCGGGCAATACCGGGGCCGGGGAAACCTATGTCTGCAATACCTCGGGCACGATCACCTTCGGCACCACCCCGATTACCTTTGCGCAGATTTCGTCCGCCCAGATTTACACGGCAGGCACGGGCCTTAATTTCTCGCCTGCTACCACAATCAACATCACCAACACGGGCGTAACGGCAGCCGCTTATGGATCTGCCTCCCAGGTTCCGACCTTTACGGTTAATGCCCAGGGTCAAATAACCGTCGCCGCGAATACCTCGATCGCCATTAACGCGAACCAGATCACCTCCGGCACGATTACCAACGCTCAGCTTGCCAATAGCTCGATCACCATTAACGGCAACTTAGTTAGCCTGGGCGGGTCGACAACGATTACGGCTGCAAATCCAAACGCGCTAACAGTGGGCACCGGTTTGGTTTTGAACACCGGAACCACCTATGACGGCTCAGCGGCAAGAACGATTTCGCTGGGCACAAGCGGGGTTACGGCGGCGACTTATGGATCAGCCTCCCAAGTGCCTGTTTTTGCGGTGGACACCTATGGACGCGTTACATCGGTCACGAACACCTCAATTGCCATCGCTGCCGCGGCAGTCTCCGGCTTGGCCGCTTCGGCTACTACGGACACTACTAACGCTTCTAATATTTCTTCTGGCACTCTGCCTACTGCCCGCCTGTCTGGTTCTTATACTGGTATTACCGGCGTTGGCACTCTTGCTGCGGGTATATGGCAGGGTACTGCAATCGGAGTCGCGTATGGCGGAACCGGCATCACGGCGACTCCCACCAATGGACAGCTTTTAATTGGTAATGGGACTGGCTATACGCTCAATACGCTGACCGCCGGGACCAATGTATCGATCAGCAATACGGCCGGTGGGATTACGATTTCTGCAACCCCGGCCGCTGGCGGTACGGTCACTTCGGTAGCTGCATCCGGCGGTACGACGGGCTTAACCTTTACTGGAAGCCCGATCACCACGAGCGGAACCCTAACACTAGGTGGTACACTTGGGGTCGCTAATGGCGGTACCGGAGCCACCACTTTAACGGGTTACGTTAAGGGCAACGGCACTTCGGCCTTTACTGCATCGGCCACGATCCCAAGCGGGGATATTTCCGGCCTGGGTACGATGGCTACCCAAAACGCAAATAGCGTAGCAATAACGGGCGGAACCATCAATGGAACCTCGATTGGCGCGACTACCACGTCAACCGGGGCCTTTACTAGCCTTACGTCAACTTCGGCGGTTGTTACGGGTGCGACCGGGGTTACAACGCGTCAGGCAGCCACGCAGGACGGCTTACAGTTCATCGGAAGGGCTGGCGGGACCTTAAGCTACCTGGGAACCTTTACGCCCACCACGCTCACGGCTAGCCGCACTTACACCATGCCGGATGCGACCGGGACGGTGGCCCTTACAAGCGATGTTGGCAACGGAACTTTGACCCTGGCGACTGCTGGAACGGGGCTTACTGGGTCGGCTACTTTTACCGCAAACCAGAGCAGTGCTGTAACCTTTACGGTAACGTCCAATGCAACCTCGGCTAATACAGCCAGCACAATTGTTGCAAGGGACGCCTCGGGTAACTTTACGGCCGGTACGATCACGGCATCCTTAAGCGGTAATGCCACAAGTTCAACGACGGCCACGACCGCGACCAATGCAACCAATACCGCTATTACCTTGAACGCCACCAATGCTGACTATTACCTAACCGTTGTAAGCACAACCACAGGGAACCTCCCGCAGCTAGTTGCTACGGGGCTGACAGCGAACCCGTCTACAGGCAAAATTACGGCTGGTATCGCCGGAGGAACATTCTAATGTCACAGGCAGGCTACACACCCATTCAGCTTTACTACAGCACGACCGCAGCGGCTGTACCGACGGCCGCCAATTTGGCAAGTGGCGAGCTTGCCATAAACATTACGGACGGCAAACTTTATTACGAAAATAATGCTGGCGTCGTTACACTCTTAACCGACAAGCTTTCGGTGTCTGTAGCGTCGGCTAATGGATTCGCCGGAACCGTCGCCCAGGCTACCGCGACCTCGACCCCGGCGATTACGCTCACGACTTCGGTGAACGGCATCATTTACGGCAATGGCACCAGCATGCAGGCCGTAACGGTCGGGTCCGGGTTAAGCTTTGTGGGCGGTACACTTTCGGCAACATCTACCGGCGTTACCACTATTTCGTTCGGTACTACGGGGCTTACGCCATCCACTGCTACAGCCGGAGCGGTTACTGTGGCCGGGACTTTGGCCATAGCAAATGGCGGTACCAACGGATCAGCCACGCCTACCGCTGGTGGTGTAAGTTATGGGACCGGAACGGCCTATGCCTTCACGTCGGCCGGTCTTGCCGGTCAAGTCTTAACGTCAAATGGAGCGTCGGCTCCTTCGTTCCAGGCTCTTACGGTTACCGACAATTCTCTTTTGTATTATTTCTTTACCTGATGGGAAAAGATCATGCCTAGCACCCCTAAGTCAGTTTCGGCTACAGTAAATTCTCTTACGCCTGCGACTATCTACACTGTTCCGGCAGCCACGACCGCAGTGGTTAAGACTGCCATGGTCACAGGTGTCGCTGCTGCCACATACCCCCAGGTGACGTTGAATAAAGTCTCCGGCGGGGTTACTTACCCATTATCGGTATCGGCGGTTTCGGGTTACGCGGCAGGCGCGAATTGGCCAGCCCAAGAGACTAAAAATCTTCTTCCTGGACCCATCACGCTTGCGACCGGAGAATCAATAACTATAACCGCCAACACGACCCCGAGTGTTATCGAACTGGCGTCCACCACGCTCACTAGCTCGGTCATGACCCCCACGAACGCGTTTTATTTAAACGGTTATTGGTGCATTACGGGTGTTAATGTTACAACCAATCAGGCGGTTATTTATTACAGCACTAATGGCACGACCTGGACTGAGTCGGGTCTTGGTTGGTGGGCTGCCTATCCAAGATGTATGGCTTACGGTAATGGGTATTATGTCGTAGCGTCTGGAGGAAACGATCCGGTTTACTATGCAACCAACATAGCAGGCCCATGGACGGCAGTTACAACCGCTGCCTCTGCTGCGGGAATTAATGGTTTGGCCTACGCGGCAGGGCGTTTCATAATCGTCTCGAACAGTGGTATTTATGTGTCCCCATCAAACGTTCCTACGTCCTATTCGGTTTTGTCTTGGGGGCAATACTATGCTTGGTACGATTGTATAGAAGTCGGAGGGAAGGCTGTATTTTCTGGTAGCCAAGCGGCGCAAATTGGAACAACTTCAGATTTCGTTAATTTCTCCGGGTTTGGTGTTATTACAAGCGCACTGAATGCTTACAACATTGATGCAAGACGTGCGCAATTTGCTAACGCGATTGATCAAACGACCGGCTACTACTATATAAAAGTAGGTCCTGTTACGGCAGGCTCAACCGCAGGGAACCCTTGTGCGTTAAGATCCACTGACGGTGGCGTGACGTGGTCCCCGGTAAATATCCCGTCAAGTGGGTATTCGTATGGTAGTAACATATCTAACCTCCAAGAACAATACCTCATAAGCGGTGCTAATAATGCGCATCACGTTGTAATTGATAGCGGAACTGGCTCTGCTGGTCGTGCTAATTGGGCATATAGCGCCGACAATGGCGTTACCTGGACCGCCACGAGTTCAGCCGCGATGAACACCAGTATATTTCAAAACAATATTCCTATAGCGGCTCAAGTATTCCCCGGAACGTCATATGCTCTCCTTTGTAAAAGTAATGGTGCCGAACCCTACGGTTTTTACCAGATTACCGCTTCGGGTATCACGCAAATCTTTGTAAGTGGTGGATCAGGCTTCCTGTACTGGAATTTTAATCAATACCCTCTACTCCTTGCGTACAATTCAACAAATGGGGTTTACTGGGCCGTTTACTATGACGCTAATAATGGCGGAGGTGGGTTAGCAACTACATCCAATCCAGCTTCGGGATTAACCTATCAAGGTTACGCTGGTTACTCAGGTCCCATAACCGCCATATGTTCTCGTAGTGGAACCGGTGTGATATTCGCTATTAGTTCCACCATTTTCACAAACAATTCAGTTAGTGGTTACAATATCGTATATTCCTATAGTTCCGGAATCTCTGGAACCGTAACCAGCCTTGTAAGAAACGGTACTACTATTTACGCCTCTACCACAAATGGTCAGGTTATAAGATCTACAGACGACGGGGTTACCTGGGCTAATGTAGGGCCAGCATCCACTCTCGTTCCCGATTATCAATGGCAAGACTCGTCGAGACTCAATTACGATACAACAAGAAGCAGGTACATTAGCACACTTGTAAGCTCTAATTCGGGTGGAAATGTAATGCAGTCCACTAATGGCACCACTTGGACCGGGTGGATTCCTATAAGTTCGAGCGGGGGTTTCAAGTTAGCGGCTACGGCGAATTATATTTATCTTTTTGGAAATTCAACTAGTCTCGCTTATCGCATTCCTATTAGCGGCGCTACTGGTTCTCAAATTCCAGTGTCTTATGCGTCTGTCCCAAGCGCAAATAAATGGCGCGTGCAAATACCTTCAAACCCAAATAAACAGGCGGTTGTTTTAGGAACAAGTATTTATAGTATTTATTCAAGCCAGAGTACTTTAACTGTAAATCCAAGTGACGCAAGCTCTGCTTCGCTAACTTATTCCTATCCGGCTTCGGGTATAAATGGGTTGAAGTATTTGGAATGGGGAACCAGTGGCGTCAATACTGCGGCATTAGCCACCGATGGCACAAGCATTTTAGTCGTGGCTACCAATTCTTCAAATACCACAATGAATACAGGTGGCGCAGTGGTTGGTACTCCAACTACACCTGCCAATATCTTGGGTGCTGGTGCCGTGACTTTGGGTATTGTTGAACAAACTTAAAAAGGAAGCTGTTATGCAAATTCAAATCGATGAAGGAAGTTTGGTTACTTTTGATGATAACCCTGAGTATCATCATCTTCAATTCAGGTTCATGATTACAATTGAAGAAACCAATAATTTAATCAAAGTGCTCAGGACCATTGAAGACTACGATGCCAAGCACACTGCTTTCAGGCTATCGCAATGGGCTAGAGCATTTGCGCCAAAGGCCATCGAAGATCAGATCGCGATGGAAAAAATAAATGCGCAAGCTCAAGCCCAGACCACGGAGGCCTGATATGTTTTTACGCCTACCGATGGAACTAGCTAACCAGATTATTGGCTACCTGGGCACCCGCCCGTACCAAGAGGTCTACCAACTAATCGACGGCATGAAGGAGGCTGCGAAGCCACCCATGACCCCGTTGCAAGAAGTACCTACCGAGGAACAAGAGGCGGCTTAAATGAGCGACGACCTGGACAAGCGCTTATCGGTGCATGAAGCGATTTGCGCCCAACGCTACGAGAATATCGAGAAACGCCTCGGCGATGGTAGCAGGCGCATGAAGCATATTGAATGGCTGCTTTACATTACGATCGCTGCCGTCTTGCTTGGTCCAGGTGTCGCGGCCATGTTCGTGAAAAAGCTGCTGGGTATCTGATGGACGATAAAACCCACGAGTTGGCGGTTCTTAAGGCGCAGGCCAAGATCCGGCTTGAAGAGCTTAAAGCGCAAGACTCGGCCAAAGAAGTAGCAGGAAAAGCCATTGGCGAAGATGGGCTGCTTTATATCTTCCTGATCGTACTCGTGGGTGTCGGTGCATCGTTATTCCTTGAGGGCGAAAAGATTGCCGCTGTAATGGGCCTGCTAGGTGCCTCGTTGACAGCCTTGATCCAAATGCTCAACGGTATTGCCGGAACCGCGCCAAAGCAAGAAAAGCCAGAGTTCGAGGTCATCAAGGACCTCATTACCCGCCTGGATAAACTAGACCGTACCGAGCCCCCTATGCAGGTTGATGTTGAGGGCAGCAAGGTAACGGTCAAGAAGGGCGCTGACATCGTAACCGCTAAAGGGTAACTATGTTTGAACTACTTGGCGGCGGCCTCCTTGGCTCCATTTTTGGCGGTTTGTTCAGGCTTGCCCCTGAAGTCCTAAAGTTTTTGGACAAGAAGAACGAGCGAGCCCACGAGCTATCCATGTTCCAACTTCAAACCGACCTCGAAAAAATGAGGGGCGAGTTCAAGATGGAGGAGAAGTATGTGGACTACTCGATCTCGCAAATGGACACGATTAAGGAGGCTTTTAAGGAGCAAGCCCAAACGGCAAAAGAGGCTGGCTGGCTTGCTTCTTTTATCACTGCTATTACCCGCCCCGGTCTTACTTGGATTGCATTTGGCGTATATGTGGCTGTCAAAGCTGCTGGTTTAACGATTGCCTTCCAGACCAATGCAAACTGGGCCGAAGTCTTAACCAAGAGCTACGACGAGGACGATTTTGCCATGCTGAACATGATGCTTACGTTCTGGTTTGTAGGACGATCGATTGAGAAGTACAACAAAGGTGGATAGCTGTGGAAGCCTTAATCGATTCCCTCGCAAGGGTTTGGTTCTTGGGGGTTGCGCTTGTTGGCGTGGCCGTTTATGCCGTGACCATCAAGACGCGGCTTGATTACCTCGAGAAGGACCACGACAGGCAGATCCACGCGCTGTGGGAGCACGTCAATCGACTGATCAAAGAGAAATCCGGTGAATGAGGCTAAAAAGCTTTGCAAGGATGTACTGATCAAGCCCTTTGAAGGGCTGGCAAAGCGTTTGCCTGATGGCCGTGTAACGGCCTATCCAGACCCTGGGACTCGTGGCCATCCTTGGACTATAGGATGGGGCGCTACGGGCCCGGAAATCAATCCTGGGACTATCTGGACGCTCGAGCAGTGCGAGGACGCCCTCGACCACCACGTCGAGTATTTCGTGCGGGGTTTGCTCAAGATGTCGCCCAGCCTGTCAAAAGCAATCCCAAGGCGCATGGCAGCGGTTACAAGCTGGGCTTACAACTGTGGTCTTGGTAACTACAGGGTGAGCACCTTCAAAAAGCGCATCGATGCCGATAACTGGGACGGTGCCGCGGATGAGTGTCTGAAATGGAATAAAGCCGCTGGCAGGGTTTTGCCAGGACTAACCCGTAGGAGGGCGGCTGAGGCCGCGTTAATGCGATGAGTTCAGCGACCAAGTCAGATCCGGCCAAGTGGAAGCGCATCGTCGCGTCCGTAAAGGCCTCCGGTAAAGGCGGTGATCCAGGCCAATGGAGCGCCCGTAAAGCCCAATTGGCAACCCAAAAGTACAAAGCCTCGGGTGGGGGTTACAAAGGGCCTAAAAAGGCGGATAATTCGCTCTCAAAGTGGACGAGCGAGGATTGGGGTACAAAATCCGGTAAGCCATCCACGCAAGGGCCTAAGGCCACCGGTGAACGGTACCTGCCCCGGAGAGCGCGAGAGGCGCTTTCGCCTGCCGAGTATGCAGCCACCACACGCGCTAAGCGTGAGGGTACCAAGTCCGGGAAACAATTCGTTGCCCAACCCTCGAAGATCCGCGAGAAAACTGCAAGGTACCGATAATGGCTGTAACCATGACATATGCGTCCCTGGTAGCGGATGTAACGCTCTACCTCGAACGCTCGGACGCGCAGACGATCAATCAGATCCCGTCTTTCATCAACTTGGCCGAGTCGATCATCTCGGACGAGCTAAAGATCCTTGGCCAGCAGGAAACCGTCACGGCTAACATGGTCCAAGGCAATCCCGTTATTGCTAAGCCTACGCGCTGGAGGAAGACAACCTCCTTCAACATTACGGTCGCGGGCGAACGCAAACCCCTGCTTTTGAGAAAGTATGAGTACCTACGCAACTACTGGCCCAACCCAACAACCGAAGACGAGCCGCTTTTTTATGCCGACTACGACTTCGACAACTGGCTCATTGCGCCAACGCCTGATGCTGCTTATGCGTTTGAGGTCCTTTACTACGAGAAGATCCAGCCGCTAGACGCAACGAACCAGACCAACTGGTTCACGATCAACGCGCCCCAGGCCATGCTCTACGGCACCCTCTTGCAGGCCATGCCCTTCCTGAAGAACGACTCTCGGGTACAGCTTTGGCAGTCCTTGTATGACCGCGCCATTCAGACCCTTAAGCTCGAGAACGATACCCGGACGATCGATCGTTCGGCTACGGTGCAAGAAGTATGACCTCCTACGTCAACGTCTTCACTGGGGACATTATCCAGCCGACGGATGTTAGCTATAACAGCTTTCAGATCTCGGCCGACCTGATCCTTTTCTGGCCACTTGATGGCAGTCCTGCCGGTAATTACGCAGCCAGGATCATGGAGGTTGACGCGACCGTATCGAGCCGCAGCGTTTTTATGCCTGCCGCCAACGAGACCTCGGTCGGTACCGATGCGCTTTTTGTTAACACGGGTGCCCTTGACTTTACGGTTAAGGACAGCGCCGGGGGCACGATCGTTACGGTTGCTGCTGGCGAGTCCCAGTACATTTACGTTACCAACAACACGTCGATTGCAGGCTCCTGGGGCGTTGTTTCGTTCGGCTCGGGTGCAAGTTCAGCCAGTGCTTCCGCGCTTGCTGGATACGGCCTTAAAGCCATTACAACGACCCTTAACCAATCGCATCCCGTTGTTACGACCTCCTCGTCTGGCGCGGTTACGGCAACCTCGAGGGCCTCGGCACTTGTGTGGACCGGCGGGGTTGGTACCCTAACCTTAAGTAGTGCAGCCACGCTTGGCAACGATTGGTTCGTTATGGTCCGCAACGGCGGATCGGGCCTTTTAACGATTGCCACGACAGGCGGAAACCTTATCAACGGCAGCGCCTCGCTGTCCATGCAGATCGGCGACTCGGCTTTTATATGCTGCTCTGGCAGTGCATTCTTTACCGTAGGCTTTGGCCAGCAGAGCAATTTTGCCTACTCGCAACTGGTCCTTCCGGTTACCTCCGGCACGGTTGTCTTAACGCCTGCCCAGGCACAAAACACGGTCATCAAGGTTACCGGCACGCTTACCGGACCGGTGACCATCCAGGTCCCTGCCGCGGTGCAGGTCTACTTCATCATCAACGAGGCGACTGGATTCCCCGTTACCTTCACGACAGGGGTCGTAGGGGGCGCAAACGCCACGCTAACGAGCGGACAGCAGGCGACCCTAGTATGCGATGCCACCAACCTTTTTAACGCCACCACGGTCGTTACAGGGGCCTTGGCGATTACCTTGCTCAACGGCTCACTTGCATCGCCTTCGCTTAGCTTCGCCTCCGAAACTAGTACAGGCATGTACCGTCCAAGTGCTGGGCAGATAGCCTGGGGGATTCTTGGGTTTAACCGCATGCTTTTAGAAGCTTCGGGCCTGACTATTCAGGGCTCCGGAACCTTTACCGGCGGTATTTCCGGTGGGGTGTTTACATGACCGAAAAAGTTATTACGATCAATACGCAGCCTGGAATTCGCCGGGACGGTACGGTATTGGACGGCGATCAGTATTCCGACGGCCTTTGGGTTAGGTTTCAGCGTGGCAGGCCCAGAAAGATCCTGGGGGTGCGCAAGATTTCCGATCAGATCAATGGACCTACTCGAGGGATGTTTGTCGATTCAAACAACGGGATCAACAATATCTTTTCGTCCTACGATTCGGGCATTCAGGTTATTGGCGTTGATAACTACGGCGTAGGCTCAGGGGTTACCGACTTTACCTTTACCGGTCCGGCACTAACTCTCGGAACGCTTGTGGCCGGTACGGGCTATACGAACGGGGTTTATAACGGTGTTCCCATGACGGGCGGCACCGGCACTGGCCTTTATTGCAACATCACCATAACCGGCGGGTCAGTAACGTCGGTCGTTATTACCACGGCGGGCCCGATTTTGACCCTTGGTGCGATTACGGGCGGTGCTGGCTACACGAATGGCGTTTATACCGATGTTCCGCTTACTGGCGGCCTTGGGTTTGGCGCAATTGCAACCATTACGGTTGCGGGCGGGGTGGTTACAACCGTGTCCTTAACGGATCTGGGTGCTGGATATAGTCCTGGCGACGTGCTTTCGGCGACTACTGCCAATATTGGCGGGACCGGATCGGGGTTTAAGGTCTCCGTTTCGACAATTACCGTCGCCTATACGCAATCCGGTGTCGGTTATACGGTGGGTAATGTGCTTTCTGCGAGCGCAACTAACCTCGGCGGGACGGTTACGACCCCTTTTAGCATCCAAGTAGCAACTATTTCGTCGGTTTTTACGCCAAACGCCCTTAATCTTTACCAATTCGACGCCTCTTACGATGCTCAGGGCGGCGTTAACCAGCTTTTAGTGCATCCTGGGCAGAATTTGGCGCAGGTTGACGCTACAACGAATACGCCCGTGCTTTTTGGGCCCATCAACGGCTCGGTTTTAACTGAAATGCGGGACGTTAGCGGACCTGACCCAACAGGCGAAGTGATTTCAGTGTCCGGCGGCGTTGTTGCACTGCACCCTTACATCTTCGTTTACGGTAATTCGGGCCTGATCAAGAACAATTCCAAGGGCAACCCCCTGGACTGGAATTCGGCTGATGCCAACGAGGTCAATGTAGCTACAGGAAAGATCGTTAAAGGTCTCCCAGTGCGAGGCGGGACCAATGCGCCATCGGGATTATTCTGGTCGCTAGATTCCCTTATACGGGTTTCATATATCGGGGCCCCCGATTACTGGCGCTACGACATTATTACCTCGCAGTCTTCGATCCTATCGTCTTCGGGCGTTATCGAATACGACGGGATCTATTACTGGTGCGGCGTTGATCGCTTCCTGATGTACAACGGGGTCGTTCAGGAGATCCCGAACCCGATGAACCAAAACTGGTTCTTTGACAATTTGAACTATACCCAGCGGCAAAAGGTCTGGGCCTGGAAAT